CTAGTCTTGCAGATCTGGGACCAAGATGGCCGCAGACGCGCCCGGGCCATACGAATACGACACCTGTGAGACCGCAATCGAACAATTCGGACCGTCCAGCAAGCGGTCGGCCTCCGGGTACACCCACCGCGGGGATTCGCAAATCGTTTCGCGCACGACCACCCCCGACCGCATGACTTGCACAAGGTATTGTTCTCGTTCTTCGCCCAGAGGGATCTCGAACGCTTCCCAGTCATCGCCCCCCTTGCGGGTTCGCCGGACCCAAGTGAACTCAGTTCCCGAAGAAATTCGGCGGGATTTTAGGTGCACCGGAGAAAGCGGGCACTGCCAGTTTGCACTGAATTCGTGTTCCTTGTGAACGTAACTCGGGCCTTCGATAGATTGCGCGGCCGGACCGATCCGAAAATGCCGTACGCTGCCGCGGAAATAAGCCGCCCCTCCCAACGACTCCAGAGCGTTGTCCAGCAGAACGACCCGTGTCCCGACGGGCCACGCCTCCGGCATCGATGCATCTGTTCCAAATTGCCCCCTTAGAAGACCCGTCAATTCATAAGTTCCCGGCTCGACGAGAATGGCGTCCTTGAACTGAAGAATTTCCCATCGATCTTCTTCTTCCTTTCCCACCGCGATTGAATTGGCCCCGGCTAGGAATTCTATTTCCGTTCTAGAGCGAAGATCGCCCGCAAGAAGCTTGACCCGCAAGACGTTCGCTCGGTCAAAACGACCGACGGGACCCCGCACTAGTTCACTGCTCGTCTCACCAATCGTCGCCCGGCTCCGACACACTGTCTTCAAGGCATAGCTGGAATTCTCCAAGCTAGCATGGACCGAAACCTCGCCCGACCACGGAACCGAAGCCGTCGCGATTACCGGGCCATCCACATCCCCTTCGCGGCCAAACGCAGGCAAGTCCAAGATGACCGGCAACACCGGCGCCGGGATTATACGAACCTCGACGTCTGTGATGCCATCTTTCAGCAGCGGCGCATCGTACTGATGACGTCCGACACGGCTCGCTTCGACAAGCTGGAACTCGGCCAGTTCAACCCGGTCGATCCGATAGCTGCCTCCACGGATTTCGATGACATCACCGGCGCCAAGATGTCCTGCCGATCTAGGAAGCCCGAACCTGATACGATCTCGCCCGACTTCCGTCTCCGCGAACCAACGCGCGGCGATACTCCTGCCCTCTTCCGTGGTCAGAACCAATGGGATTTCCGCCCGGGCTACCGTCCCGTCATCTCTTTCGCTCCGCGCCACATCGGCACTTCGAGCACTGAACGCGCCGTCCTCCGCGATGTATCCGATCGAGAATCGTGCAACTTGCTCCGCGTTGGGATTGCGGATCGACGTTATATCGCCATTATCCTGCCCAAGCTGCACGACACGATTTTCGTCGATAATGGCGCAAGGTGTGCCACTGCGCATACGGAATACAAGTTTTCCTTCCCGTTCAATGGCATCAAAACCATGTGTCAGCATCAACGGCTGAATCGCGGATCGACCCGTGGCAATGTCAGAGATCGTGTATCCCCGAACCACACCGGTAAGGTCGCTGACGTCAAAGTCGGCGATACCCGCCCGATCGCATATTTCGCTGACGACAGATTGCAAGGTGCGGTAAGAAGCCCGCCCGGTGATCCAATGACCACGGTAATAGTTTTCCCCATCCGCCCAAGTATCTGCTAAGGCCGGAAATTGGGGATACGGCCTTGCATCCCACGTCCAGACGTAGGAATGCTCCGAAGCGACCATTCTGCCGTCGTACTTGTCGGACGAAGGGTTGTTGACCGCATCGTTCCAGTATTCATCCATTGCGCGGATATACTGAACCTGGAGGAAATCATCCCTCCCACCGTTGGAAAAGAATGGCAGCGATGATTCGGACGACTTTGGGTCGACAAACTTGTTCGGCTGGTTGGTACCCTTATCGATTGCCGGACATCCGATCTCGGTAAATCGAACTGGTTTGGATTGCGGAACCCAATTGGTGGGATTGTTCAGTCTAACTCCCCCGACGCGATCATGATGGACGTTTCCCCACCAGTTGCGGATATCCTTGTATCGCCACACCCATGGCTCGCTATGGACCCCATCGGTGATGGTGGTACGTATCTGTGCATCTCGGTCCGCCGCCGAGGCATAGAACCAGTCGTATCCCTCACCTCCGCAAATATTCGCCTTTAGATACCCGAGGTCGTGAGGGCCGGCATACGAGCTATCCGCTTCGGCCGGTCGATCGCGCCAATCGGACAGGGGCATATAATTATCGATACCAACGAAATCGATGTTATCGTCTGCCCAAAGTTGGTCCAAGTGAAAATATATATCACCAGAACCGTCTTGCGGAGCATACCCGAAATACTCGGACCAATCGGCTGCATAGCTGATCGCGGTTTCCGGCCCGAGGATTTTCCGCACGTCGGCGGCCAGTTTTCGCAAGGCGACTACTCCCGGAAACCCGTTCTGTCCACGCAATTGGGTCAAGCCGCGAAGCTCTGATGCAATACAGAAACTATCGACCCCCCCTGCCGCGACGCAAAGATGCGCATAGTGCAGGACAAACCGGCGCAGGCTCCATTCATCCGGGCCCGAATATTTGATCAGGGTTCGATCCCCGTCTTTTGAGACCTCGAAGTCGCCGGCCTGCGCTGCACCAAAAAACATGGAAATCTCGGCATCCGCTTGACCGGTCCGATCCACGGTGCCCGTGCGTCCAGGGGCGATGGACCCCGTGATCCGGCCCCTCCAAGGCAACGCGGCCTGTTCCGCTGATCCATATGGATCAGGCAATCCGTTTCCAGCCAGTTGGTTCATCAGGATGAACGGATAAAACATGACGTCTTTCCCAGCGTCTCGAAGTGCGCGAATGCCCTCGATGACCGCATCGTCGGCCGGGGTCCCGCCATAAACAGGGCGTCCTTCGCTTTCAGGTATGGCCGCAACGGCATTCGCATTCAGCCCTCCAGCCCTCCATGGAATTTCTACGCCATCACGTCCTACCCGTTCGACCATTGGCCGGATCTTGCAGGAGCCGCAACGCAGGTCGTTCCCGAACCATGACACGACAAGAGACGCAGCCCGACAGTTAGGCAGTTCGTCGTTCAAAGCCGAAAGCGACGCGAGGAAATCCGTTTGCCCGACGTAGGAATGGGCATTCGTGAACTTCGAGGCCCCGGGCTGATCCTCATAGCGCACCGGCGTCGTCGCTAGGCTGTATTCGCCGGTGCCTGGAATAATAGACACAGCACGAACATGCTCCGCCATATCCCCGAAGGCCTTCCCGCTTTCATTTCTAATGACTTCGAAACTGAACTGCGGAACGCGATTGCCGAACGCGGACAGATTCAGGTCCTCGATCACCAAATAGGCCACCCCTCGGTAAGCCGGCGCGTTGCCGAAACCCTCTTTTGCCTCGATGAGCGGATCCGGAAGCTGCTCTTCCGATCCCTTGTAGACCCGCAAGTTCAGTGCCTCGCGCGGGACTTCCTGTCCGTCAGCCCAAATTCGTGAAACGCTTGCAATCTCACCCTCGCAGAGCCCAAAAGCCAACGAAATGGTATAGCTGTAGATTGTCTTCCCAACGGCAGGGCTCCCCTTTCCCCCGCCGGTGGATTCCCCTCTGTCGACAACCGTCTCGACGAAATCAGTGGACCAGATCACGTGTCCGGCAATGCGTGTTCGCCCGAACACCCGTGGAATGACCGTGCCTTCCCCTGTCGAGGTCAGTCTCAGCCGCTCCAGACGACCTTGCTCGACCGCGCCGCTACCGGACCCAAGGACGTTCTGCCCGATCGCACCAATCCGTCGATCTACCATCTGTCCGACGGAGGCACCGACCGCACGGCCGATAACGGCGGAGCCAAGGCCGAGCATACCTCCGCCGATCGAAGAACCGATCGCGCCACCAGCTGCTAAAAGGAGTATCGTAGCCATTACACTGCTCTCCGTTTGAATTCGAAACAGGCGACGATCTTGCGTCGCCAAGGATCGCTCAACGACGTTTCGCAAACGCCACGGCCGGAATAGGAGTGGACGAACCGATCCGGGCCGGTCGCGATACCGAGGTGTTTTGCAACGGCACCGGGTTTCATCCGAAACAGAATGATCCGCCCCGGATGAACGTTCACACGATCCTCCTCGGCAAAATATGCGCGGACTCGTGTCAGAAGCTCTTCACGGCCCACTGCCTCGTTCCAATCCGGAGAATAGGCTGGCATATCGTTCAGGTGCTCACCCGAAATATCTTGCCAAACACCCCTGATCAGACCCAAGCAATCGCAGCCAGCCCCCCGGCAAGAAGCGCGGTGAACATAGGGCGTGCCGATCCAGCGACGTGCTGCATCCACGATATCGTTCATGATCAGCGCGAACCGCCGGGATACCCGGTCAGCCAATCTTCAGACGGCAGATGCGGGAACCCCCGAAAATTGGCCATATTGTCGAATCTGATCCTGCAGAAGTCGGCGGTCTTCCCGCATCCAACCGTCAGCGCGATCACATCACCCGGTTGCACCCCGGGAATGCCGTCCCATAAACACAACATCCTAGACGTACTGTCGTCCAGATCTTCGCGAATGCGGCGTTCCGAGCCTTCGGCGTCGCCGTTGAGAACACGGATCACACCGTTTGCGAATTGCCCGACGGGAACATTTAGGAATGGCACGGAAATCGAAGGTCCGTCCACGGCGATCACTTCCGCCTCAAAAATCATTCCGCGTGCCGCAAGATCGACTCCGCATTTTGCATCGCCAAGAGAAGCCCGGCATTGCCGTTGATAAAGCTGCCCTTGTGGGCGGTTGAGTAGTTCGCTCAGACCCCGCAACTCGGCCTTGAAAGCCGCCCCGGACCGCTCGATTTCGCCGATCTCCCCAACAAATAGGATGGCCCGCCTTTCCGCCGAGGACCAGTCGACCCGCCAGATTTCGACCTTTGCTCCGTCATATCTCCCGGATAGGATATCACTTTCCGTCAGACCCGATGCGGACAAGGCACCAATGGCCTCTGAGTTGTCCACCGAAAGCCCCGTGGTCTGTTCAAGCGCTCGGGCCGTCAGGCCGTCGTCCGGCTGAAACGTAATCCCTTCACAACTCAAGATCGCGTCATGGTCGGTGAACGCAAAGATCCGCCCATCCTTGCGGACGAGTTTCCAGCATGTGCATTCGGTCGCAATCACGTCGGTCATCAGATACGGATCTCCACGACTGGCACATTTGGAACCTGTCCGGCGTTGAATGTTGGAAGGGAAATATCGATGCGGTCGGTGTCAAAACGGACCGGCACGTCGAAAAGGAACCCGGCCGTAATGTCAGATTGCGCCGGTGCAGGTTCGGATAGAAGAACTTCACCCGTCTCGAAATCCACGAAGAACTCGGACACGGGGTCCAACTCCCGTCCCCCGACAGCGACCCTTACACTGCTTTCGACTGGTTTGCGGATCGGCCGGACATAGGCCGACTGGCCCTGTCCGTAGGTCTTGCAAAGCGAATACGATAGCCGCGCGCCGTCCGAAACGCCAAGAGCTTGGTCATCCACCCGGGGTGCTTCGCCTCCCGGGGCCGAAGAATAGTCGGCCCAGTCTTTCCAGCGAAACCCGTGCAGCTGTCCGCGGCGCGCCTCGAAAAAGGCGATCAGGGCCTCGACATCGACAAGGGACCGCAGGCCCAGACCGGCATCGTACCGACGGCGGGAATGGGCCCAGGGTGTGTTCCGCTCCTCAAAGCCATTCCTCAAGGTGACAATCTCGGTCCGCCGTTCAGGCCCCCCCATCGCACCAAAGCTCAGGTCCGTTGGGAAACGCACTTCGTGAAATGCCATGATCAGTCTCCTTACCGATTGCGGTTCGCACGCGAGAGGGCGCGGCTCATCTGCGCCGCGATCTGACTTTGTGAGCGTTGGAAGCCCGCCACGTCAGGAGTTTGGATGTTCATCACAACCTGGACGGGGCCACCGGCGCCCTGAGTGCGAACACCCAGCTTTCCGTCGGCCCCCCTGGCCAGGGGCATGATCGCTTCCGGGCCTGCTTCTCCCATTAAGCCGGTTCCGCCCCGCATGGGAAATGCGGTCGGTCCGGTCACGACACCCCCGGTTGCGAACGGGGTGACGCGGCCTTGGGAAAACGATCCGCCATCTGCAAATGGCAACAGCCCGCCCAGCAGGTTCTCAAGTCCGGACGCCAGAGCGCTACCTGCCTGTTTGGTGACAGGTTTGACGGCCGACCCATACGCGGCCTTCAGCATCATCTGGCCCAGCCCCCGCAGCGCGTCGGACAGCTTGCTCCCCTCGAATAAAAGGCCCTCGAAACTCGATTTCAGCTCTCCGCTGATCGCCCTGGACATCGTTGCCACATCGCGTCCGGTCTCGGCGGTCGTTCGCTGCATGCCGCGCATCTCGGCATCGAATGCGGCCAGCACCGTGCGTGCGCCGTCGATGCCATCCTCGAACCGCGACAGATCGCCGTCCAGATCATCCATATCGCTCATCGCCCGTATCCCTCTTCTCGTCGGGGAACGCCGCGCTCAGCGCGTCGAACCGGTCCCGCCCCAGGGGCGCGGCTCCGCCGCCGCGCCCCAGCATCATTTGAAGTTCCGCTGGGGTCAGTGACCAGAATTCCGTCGGCCGCAGCCCCAGACCGTGCAATCCCGCCCGCATCAGAACGGGCCAATCGAACCCGGTCACGCCTGCCCGAAGGCCCGCGCCAGCAAGGTACCGGCAATCTTCGCGGCCTCGATCGGACCACCGCGGATTTCGGCCTGCAGCAGGTCGTGCGACGTTCCGGTCCAACCGCCCCCGCGCAGTCCCGCGGTCAGAAGCGCGACCAGATCCCGGGTGGAAAACCGCCCGCCCTCGAACCGCTCGACCAGCGCCACCAGGGTGTCGGCTTCCAGTGTCGACTCTAGCTCGGCCAACGCACCCAAGGTCAGCTTCGCCACACGCCGCTCACCATTGATGACGAGGTCCACCTCGCCCGCCCACGGATTTCCCATTACAGCCCCGTGAACGTCAGGGCACCGGCCGAGGCGAGGCTCATCTCGTAGGTCGCTTCGCCATTGTGACTGCCCGCATATTCGATGGCGCTGATCAGGAACGGGCCCTCGACGATTCCGAAATCAGGAATGATCACCTGGAACCGCGGCGTCTCGCCTTCGAAGAAGATATGGCGTGCCCGCTCGTCCGTCGCGGCGTCTTTGAAGACGCCCGAGCCCGAGATCGCAGCCGATTTCACGCCGGCCCCTCCCAGAAGCTCGCGCCATCCGCCCGTGCTCTCCAAGCTCGTCACGTCCACCGTTTCTGCGTTGAAGGAAATTCGCGTCGCCCGCAGGCCCGCGACGGTTTCGAACACGCCCGCTCCGGTCATGTCGAGTTTGATCAGAAGATCCTTGCCGTTCTGCGCAACCATCTCGTGGTCCTCCGCCTAGTTGTCCTGAACCTGCGCGCGAAAGCGCAGATCGATCCGCCGGGTGCCCGTCTTGACCACCCGTTTCGCCACCGCTTGGCGGAACCACAGCCCCACCAGGTACCCTCGCTCCAGGATCAGCGTCCGTCGCAGCAGCGCGTCTGAAACAGCGCCAGCCACCAGCTTGGCCGTCGCGAACCCGTTTGCATCGGACACCACTGACACCGTGAAATCGTGTAGCGCCCCCGCGCCGTCTGCGTCCGAGCGATCGATGACCTTCTCTTCCCCGATGCTCACGTAAAGCGGGGGGACGGCGCCCGGCGGGATTCCGTCATAAACCGCGCCCTTCACCAGGCAGTAGACCCCGTCATCGAAGGTCAGCCTTTCGTACAGCGCTGCCTGAAGCGCGCTCGCGACCGCGTAACTCATTTGATCCGATCCTCTTCCGCTTCGCAGACCAGCCATTTCGCCGAAGGCCCGCCCTCGACGACCGAGACGATGTCGAACACCCTTTCGCCTTCCCGGAACCGCTGCCCTGCCTCCGGACGGGACGGCGCGCCAAACGGCGCCGCACGCACTGTGATCCGCCATTTCACCCGGCTAAGCGCCACTTCCTCGCCCGAGGTCACCCGCCCCGTGCGCGGTGTCATCTCGGCCCAAACGGTCCCGAGCTCATTCCATTCCTCCCGCAGACTCCCGGCACCGTCCGGAAAACCGCCGCGATCTTCCAGGACAAGCGCCCGGCTCAGCCGCACATCTTTCATGCCGACGCCCCCAGACGCATCTGCCGGTAAGGTGCCAGCAAAGCGGCCACGCCGGCGGGCAGATCGCCCGGGGCCGCGCGGTCCTCGTAATACGCGGCGGCCAGCGTCAGCACCCCAAGGCGCAGATCGGCCGGGACGGCTTCCCACGGACCGAAGCCCGCTGTGAACGTGATCTCGGCAACGCCGCCCGTAGGGATCGTCGGCAGCACGAAGCCCTTCGCGACAAGCGCCGGGCGGTGCGTGTCCCTCGACACATGTACGGCGTCGCTTGCGATTTTGCCGCGAAGGCCCTGCGCGTCGATCATGGTCAGGCCGTCGAAGCTGACAAGCGGCGCGCGTGGCAGGGAATGCCGACCCAGATCCCGCCAGGCTCCGACCGTCGAAACGAATTGCCGCGCCAGCAGCGCCTTTCCCGTCAGCGACTCGACATGACCGATCGCGGCGGCAAGCGCGCGTTCCAGAACCGGGTTCTGGATGCTGTCGTCGCTGAACCCCGTGCCAAGCCGAAGATGCGTACGAAGATCGCCGACCGGCAGGGCTGCGGCGTCCGTTTGGGTTTGCTCGACAAGTGTCATGCTATTTCCCTTTTGCCTCCCCCCGGATCGCAGGATGATGAACGCGCGCCACGCTCCGCTCGATAGGAGGGAAAGCTGGTCGGGTCGTGCGACGCGCGCGTTCACCCGGACCGGGCCCGTCAGGCCCGGCCCGATTCAGGGCCTCAGACGGCCGAGAATTTCAGCAGCTTGATCGCGGCAAAGTCGCTCACGTCGCCGCCCACGCGCTTGGTGGCGTAGAACAGGACATGCGGCTTGGCCGAGAAGGGGTCGCGCAGGATGCGCAGATCGGGACGCTCGGCCACGGTGTAGCCCGCCGCGAAATCACCGAACGCGATGGCGGTCGCACCGGACGCGATGTCGGGCATGTCCTCGGCGACCAGCACGGGATAGCCCAGAAGACGCGCCGGCTCTCCTGCCGCCAGGCCGTCCGACCACAGGAAGCGGCCGTCATTGTCCTTCAGGCGACGCACGGTGCCCGCGGTCTTCGAGTTCATCACGAAGCACGCGTTGGCCCGGTACTGCGCCCAAAGCGCATAGACCAGGTCGACGATGGCATCGGCATCGGCGAACGCACCGTCCGCACCGCTGGCCACATACCCCAACGTGCCCCAGGACCAACTCTGCTCGTCCACCTGCGGATGGGTCAGGAAACCACGTGGTTTCTCCGAACCGTCACCCTTCACGAAGGCCGCGGCTTCGGCGCGGGCGAAGGTGTCGGCGATACGGCCGGCCAGCCAACCTTCGATGTCGAACGCGGCGTCGTCCAGCAGACGCTGCGACGCTTTGGGCAGGGCTGACAGCTCGTGCAGCGGGATCGAGATTCGGTCGATCTGACCGGTCCCGGTCTCGGCAACGCTGCCGGTTTCGGACGCCCAGCCCGCGGCCAGGTCCGCCTTGTCGATGAGCACGTCGTACGAGGTCGCCTCGACATTCACCACCGTGGCGATCTGACGGATCGAGGCCGTGGACTTCAGAACGCCCTTGATCGACTCCGACGTCTGCGGATCGACCAGATAACCGCCGTCGCTGTTGACCGCCGTCGAAAGCCCTTTGCCCTCGAGGACAAGACCGCGCAGCGCATCGTCGTCACCGGAACGGACATAGGCCTCGAACGCCTTCTGGTGGGGCACTTCGATTTCGGCCGACGTCGCAAGAACGGGGCGGGCCACGGAGGCACGGGATTTGGTCTGAAGCATGGTCTTTCGCTCTTCCTGCTGTTGAAGCTTCGTTTGAATATCGTCCTTGAAGGCTCTCAGATCGCTGACGAAATCAGCCATCGCTTCCTTCACCTCCTGAACGGGATCGGGCGCGCAGCCGTCCCCCGCCCGAGCCTTGGTCTCGGTCGTGCTCATCGCATGTCCTTCGTTTGGTTGGTCGCGGCGCCTAGATCGCCGCCAAGTCCCGGCGGGCGGACCGGATCGCCGCCGCCAGGTCCCGCATCGGATCGGGGGCCTCGCCCTTCTGCCCGACCCGTGCTTCGGGAAGCATCGGGAAGGTCACCAGCGACACTTCCCACAGCTCCAGCTCGTGCAGGCGCCTACGCCCCTGCCCGTCTTTCTGTGTCCGGACCGCGCGATAGCCGATCGACAGCCCGTCGATGGCCCCCGCCGTCACCAGCGCCGCCGCCTCGCGACCCCGGGCCACATCCATCAGGATTCGCCCTTTGACGAAAAGGCCACGGTCGTCCTCGCGCACCTCGTCCCAGACCCCGATGGGTTGCGCCGGATCGTGCTGCCACAACATCTTCACCCGGCCGCCCTTAGACGTGAGCCGTTTCAGCGAGGCGCCATAGGCCCCCGGCTCAACCACGTCGTTGCCTTGATCGATCGCCCCGAACAGCGAGGCATAGCCCTCGATCACGTGACCCTCGCTGACGGTCACCTCTCCCAGCGCGACGAATTTCCGTTCCAGTTCCATGCTCACTCCTCTGCCGGGCCAAAGCCCAGAAGCGTCCGCTTCTCGGCTGCGCTCAGGAAATCCGCCCCCGCGATCCGGGTCCATTGCGCGTCCCTCTCGGCCGCCAGTGCGGGAATTCGGTCTAGATCCACGCGCAGCTCCAAGTCTTCTCCGGTAAAGCCCTCCAGCCACTGCGCCAGCGCAGCCGAGACACGGCCCGCCATCGGCAACACGGTCAGGCGATAGAACGCCCGGTGCGCCTCGGCATAGTTGGCGTAGGTCGCGTCGCCCGGGATCCCGATCAGCATCGGCGGCACCCCGAAGGCTGTCGCGATCTCGCGCGCCGCGGCTTCCTTGGTTTTCTGGAATTCCATGTCCGAGGGGCTAAACCCCATCGGCTTCCAGTCCAGCCCACCTTCCAGCAACATCGGCCGCCCGGCATTGCGCGCGCCCTGGTGGTGCGTCTCCAGCTCGGTCACCAAGCGGTCGTATTGCTGCGGATCCAGCATCCCTTCCCCGCCCTGATAGACAATCGCACCCGACGGACGCGCCGCGTTGTCCAGCAGCGCCTTCGACCAGCGCGACGCCGAATTGTGCACGTCCATCGCCTGCGCGACCGCCTGCATCGGGCTCAGTCCGTAATGGTCGTCCTGCGGGTGGAAGCTTTTCACGTGGCACACCTGCACCGCCGCGAAGCGATGCGTTCGCCCGCTGACGCTGTAGTCATACGCCACCGGCCAGCCGTCCGCGCCGGGCACCACACTCATCCGCTCGGACCGCAGCACGTGCAGCTCGACCGGGAGGCCCTCGTCGCCGCCCACCGCTTCGACATACCCGTTGCCGGTCAGCAGAAGCTGTCCATACAGCGCCTCCAGCAACTCGGCCCGACCTTGCGCGCCGTTCGGCCGCTGGATCAGGCCCCACGCGGGATGCACGTCCATCCGCACGCCATCGGCTTCCAGGATCAGGGGCAGCGCCGCGGCCGCCTCGGCCAGCAGCTTCACGCAGCGGAACACGACCGGGTTGCCCTGGAACCCCGACCGGGTCAGCGAGGCGGTGTCGCGCGGTGTCCAGGCCACCCGGCCCGCGCCCCCCGTGGCAATGCCACTGGCGATCCGCGACGCGGTCAAAGCGCCGGCAGCGCTCGCCTTCGTCTCGGGCGCCGCACCGCCCCGCTTCAGAAACTGGAACATTCTCGTCCTCCTTCAGGCCGCACCTCGCCCGACCGGTCCCACGGGGTCCGTCCGTCCGCGTCGGCAAATCCTGCGTCGAAATCGCGCCTTACAGCGCCCGCACACCAGGCCGGGCCTGCTTCGGCCCCAGCATCAATTCGGTCAGGGCCCAGACCAGCGCATCGACCCGGTCGGGCGAGCCCGATCCCTGAAATCCACCGATCGCCATCTGCGCCATCTGCCCCTCAAGGTCGTCCATCCGTCCCCGGTGCCGCACCCGCCCCTGTTCGTAGAGGGCGGCCACCGGCTCCGCACGACAGACCTTGCCACGGGAAGCGTAAACGCCGCGGTAACTCACCGTACGGTCCACCTGCCGGATGATTGCCTCGACCAATTCCCCGCCCTGGTTGACCTCGGCCACCACGCGGTCCGCATCGTGCCGGTAATAGGCCGCCACCGCCGCCTTCGCCCACTCCAGCGGAGAGCACCCCTGCACCGACGCATCCTCCAGCACGACGGCCCGTTCGCCGTCCGCCGTCACGCCCGCCACGACGATCCCGCAGGTATCGGCCCGGTCACCGCCGGTCACCGGCGGGTCCACTGCCACAACCACCCGGGCCAGACCGGCCTCGCCGCCGCGGCAATCGGCCAGCTGCCCGACCGTCCAAAGCGCACCCTCGACGTCCTGCAACAAACGCCCTTCCAGCTCCTGCGCCCCCAGCCGCGTGCCGCCATACCGCGCGGTCACTTCCGCCATGAAGGACGCCGCCAGATTGGCTCTGTTCACCTGCGTCGAGGCTGTCGACATCATCGTCGAATCCGCATCCAGCAGCCGCTTCAGCACCGGCACGTTGCGCGGTGTCGTGGTCACGCACTGCCGGGGATTATCCCCCAGCCGCAGGCAGAACTGCAGCATGTCCCACGCCTCCTCGCCGCGCTTCCACTTCGCCAGCTCGTCCACCCAGGCCGCATCGAATTGCGGTCCGCGCAACGCCTCGGGGTCATGCGCGCTGAACGCCTGGGCGACCGCGCCGTTTGGCCAGACCAGCCGCTTGCGCGTCGCCTCCCACACGGGGCGCCTGTCCGGCGGGCTGCACGCGAGGATCCCCGAATCCCCGAAGATCATCACCTCGCGCACCTGGTCCAGCGTCTCTCCCACCAATGCCATCCGGGACGATACCCCCCGGTCGAGGGGCCGCGACCCCTCGACCTGACGGCGCACCCACTCGGCCCCGGCGCGGGTTTTCCCCGCGCCACGCCCCCCCAGGATGACCCACGATTTCCAGTCGCCCTCGGGCGGCAGCTGATGCGCCATCGCCCAGAAGTCGAACAGGTAAGGCAATGCCAGAAGCTCCCCTTCAGACAGGCTCGCCAGGAACTCCGCCTGCATCCTTCGCGACGCGCAGGCGATCCAGTCGGCGCCCGATCTCGTCCCGCGCCCAGTCGAAGTCGATGGCATAGTCATGCACGATTCCCGCGTGCTTCTTGCGCAGCTCGTCAAAGCGTTTCCTCTCGTCGAACACGTGCTGGATGGACTTCTGAACGGACGCCAGGCGCTGTCGCACCTCGGCGTCCGAGACATCTTCCTCCGCAAAGATCCGGTCCTTCGCGCGGGTCAGTGCCGCCAGCATCTCCATGACCTGCTCATCCGCCAGGTCCAGCGCCGCTTTCGCATTGCCGCTCTCCTCATCGTCCAATCGTATGACCGTCAT